TGATTTCAATGTCGGTCAGCTGATCCTGGGCGACATGCGCAACAACATCAAGAAGGCGCTGTTCAACGAGACGCTTGGCTCGCCTGACACCACGCCGATGAGCGCAACCGAGGTAGCGCAGCGCATGGCCGACCTGTCGCGCCAGATTGGTTCGGCATTCGGGCGCTTGCAGGTCGAGTTCGTCAACCGCGTGCTGCAACGGGTGATCTTCATCCTCAAGAAGCGCGGCCTGATCGAGCTTCCGACCGTCAACGGGCGCGAAGTCAAGATCGTTGCCACCTCTCCGCTGTCTCAGGCGCAGGCAGTCGAGGATATCAACGCGGTCGATAGCTGGTTGGGGCTGGTTGGCCGCCATTATGGCCCGCAAATGGTCAATCTCTACACCGATGGGGCGCAAGTGGCCGAGTATACAGCCAAGAAGTTCGGGGTTCCCGAGCGTTTGCGCCGTGATGAGAAGGGCCGGGCGCAGCTGGCCCAGCAGATTTCGACAATTCAGCAAGGAGGAGAGAGCCTTGGACCGGAAATCCCCGGCGCCGGACCGGGTATTGGGGCCTGACGGCCTCGCGCGCACCCGCACGCAGGAAGATGAGCTCAATCAGCTGTTCGCCACCCTGTTCCGCTCGGCGGCAGGGCGCGAAGTGCTGTCTTATCTTCGCGCCGTGACCATCGAAATGGTGGCGGGGCCTGAAATCACGGACGCACAGCTGCGTCACCGCGAGGGATCGCGCTACCTCGTCGGCATCATTGAAGCGCGTGTTGCGAAAGGTAAGCAGAATGACCCAGGAGAGCCTGATCACCCCGCCCGCCGAGGGAAACGCGGACGCCGGAACCCCGCCAGCTGATAGCGGCACCCCGCCAGCGGCCGAGCGGCCCGATTGGCTGCCGGAAAAGTTCTGGACGCCCGAAGGTCCGAGCGTTGAGAACCTGGCCAAGTCCTATGTCGAGCTGGAAAAGATGCGCGGCGCGTCGATCGACCAGCTGAAAGAGCAATGGGAGGGCGAGCGCCTGGCCGTGCGTCCTGAGACGCCCGATGCCTACGAATTGCCCAGCCATGACGCGCTCGACGCCGAGCAGCTGGCCGCATCGCCGGTAGTGGGCCTGTTCCGCAAGATCGCCCACGAAACCGGGCTGTCGCAGGACCAGTTTGCCAAGACCATTGCCGACTATGCCGAAGCTGAGGTGTCTCGCTTGCAGGAAACCGCCAATGCCGAGATGAAGGCGCTGGGCGAGAACGGCAAGCAGCGCGCCGAAGCGGTCGGGCTGTGGGCGAACCAGCGATTTGGCAGCGATCCCGCCAAGTTTGCGGCGATTGCGCAGATTTGCACCACTGCGGCCGGCGTTGAGGCGATCGAGGAGTTGATGAAGGAGGCTGGCGCACCGGCTGCAACCGGCGATGCTGGCAATGCTGGCGGCAATGACCTTGTCCAGCAGGAAGCCGAGATCCGCAAGCTGATGGACAGCCGGGAATACTACGATCCCAAGCACCGTGACCCGGCAGTGGTTGCCAAGGTCGAAGCCTTCTTTGCCAAGAAGTATGGTGGCAAGTGATCACCGTTCGGGAGATCGAGCCGGGCGACCTACCCGGCGCGCTCTATCTGGGCCAGCTGATGCAGGCCGAGGCCCCGGCCTATCAGGAATATCCGTTCGAAGATGAACGGTTCGAGGCATGGTTTACCCTGTGCCTCGACAATCCTGACTGGCTGGGGCTGGTGGCGGTGGACGATGTGGCCGGGATCATCGGCTTTCTGGCGATGGGCAGCGCTCCCATGATTTTCTGCTCGGCACGCACGGCTGACGATCTGGCATTCTTTGTCCACCCCCAGTGGCGCGGGACCACGGCGGCGGTGCGGTTGATCCGCTACATGGAAGCCTGGGCCGAAGCGAAGGGCACGGTCCAGATCCGGATGGGCCTGACCACCGGCACCAATACCGATCCGGCGCGGCGCTTCCTCGAGCGGTTCGGCTACCAGCTGGAGGGGTTGGTGCTGGTCAAACGCAACTAGTCCATTGTGACCAGCACGGACCCGCGCGAAATCACGCTCAGGCCCGCACGGCGACACTGGCCCCGCAAGGGACAACCGGCAAGACCCAGGCAGCGGATAACCGGACCCCACTTTCCTCGAAAGGATTTCTCATGGCGATGGATATTTCCGACGCGTTCGTGAAGCAGTTCGAGAGCGAGGTTCACATGGCTTATCAGCGCATGGGTTCCAAGCTCCGCAATACCGTTCGCAACAAGAACAACGTTAAGGGCACCTCGACCACCTTCCAGAAGGTTGGCAAGGGCAGCGCTGGCACCAAGTCCCGTCACGGCAACGTGCCGGTCATGTCGATCGACCACACCCCGGTCGAATGCACGCTGGCTGACTACTACGCCGCCGATTACATCGACAAGCTCGACGAGCTGAAGATCAATATCGACGAGCGCGGTGTTGTCACGCAGTCGGCTGCGGCTGCACTCGGCCGCAAGACCGATGACCTGATCATCACGCAGCTGGACGCCACCAGCAACACGCAGAGCGAAGGCGGCACGACCGGCCTCAACCAGACCAAGGTCAACGTGGTGTTCGAAACCATGGGGAACAACGACATTCCCGATGATGGCGAGCGTTACTTTGCTATCAGCCCCGGTGGCTGGACCGACCTGCTGGGCCTGGCTGCGTTCGCCTCGGCGGACTACGTTGGCTCGGACGATCTGCCCTACAAGGGCGGCATGGTTGCGCGTCGGTGGATGGGCTTCATGTTCTTCACCCACTCGGGTCTGCCGGTTGCAACGAGCATTCGCAAGAACTTTGCCTGGCACAAGAACTGCCTCGGCCATGCTTCGGGCGCGGAAGTCGTTACCGAACTGAACTACATCCCCGAAAAGGTCGCCCACCTCGGCACCAGCTACATGTCGCAGGGCGCTGTCCTGATCGACACGACTGGTGTGTTCGAGGTCCAGGCCTACGACGCTTAAGGAGAAGTCGACATGGCTCTGACTGCAACCTCGCTGTTCAAGATCGCGGGCGCAAACCCCGGCTTGCACATCTACAAAACCGCTGACGCGATCGCCACCGTGACTGCTTCGGGTTACTTCAACGCTGTGACCGACAACCTGCGCCAGTGGGATGTTATCATCGTTGTCTCGGAAACGGGCGGCACCCCCAAGGTCGATGTGATCACCGTTACCAGTGCTGATGGCGCTGCGACCGTGACGACCACCGCGACCGAAGGCGTCACCGCCACTTAACTTGGAGCTGCCCTGAGGCGGTTTCAGAACTGGGCCGGCCGCGTCCTCTCCCGCGGTCGGCCCTTTTCATTGGGAGCTGAGACATGAGCACGGCTATCGACATTTGCGCCCGGGGACTGGTGATGGTGGGAGCTGCCCCCATTACCTCGTTTGTGGATGGCACGACCGAGGCGCTGGTTTCAGCCAACCTGTATGAAAGCACGGTGCAGGATCACCTGTCCCGCTACCGCTGGCGCTTTGCCACCGGCATCGAGCAGATTGACCGACTGGTTGATGCGCCCGCTTCGCGCTGGTCGGCGGCCTATCAGCTGCCAACCGAATGCCTGCAGCCTGCAACCGTGCTGGTGAATGACCGCGCGATTGACTTCGACCGTTACGAGGACCGCATCTTCTGCGATGCCCAGGCTGACGATGAGGTCTATCTCGAAGGCGTCTACCGGGTGGACGAGGCACGCTTTCCGCCGTGGTTTGCAATGCTGCTGCAAATCCAGATGGCCAGCCACTTCGCTCTATCGATCGCGGCCAAGCCGGACCTGGCTGACCTGCTCGACAAGCGCGCGCTGCGCCATGCCGCCTTGTGCCGCAACCTCGATGCGCAGGCGCGCACCAGCCAAGACCTGCCGACCAAGGGCCTGATCACCGGACGGATGGGCCGTAGCCGTGTAGGAGGCCGCTGATGCCGATCCACCAGCTCCAGACCAACTTCTCGAGCGGTGAGCTGGATCCGCTGATGCTGTTCCGCGTGGATACCGGGGCCTACCAGAACGGGGCCAAGTCGCTGCGCAACGGGATGCTGCTCTCGACGGGCGGTGTGGCGCGGCGCCCTGGCACCCTGCACCTTGCCAACCTTGCTGGCCGTGGCCGGCTGCTGGCCTTCGAGTTTTCGGCTGCTGAGCGCTACGTTCTGTGCCTGTCGAACGGGCGGCTTGATGTGTATTCGCTAGCTGGCGCGCTGCTGACCAGCGTGACGAGCGGCTGCAACTGGACCACCGACGAGCTGTTCGAGCTGACCTATACCCAGGTCGCGGACACGATGCTTGTTTGCCATCAGGCGTGGTCGCCGCAGGTGATCAAGCGCACCGGCCTGTCCACCTTTACCGTGGCTGATTTTGCTTTCACGCAGGCGTCGAACGGCCAGAAGATCTACCAGCCCTACTACAAGTTTGTCGATGATCCGGTCACGATCAGCTGCTCAGGGGTGACAGGTTCTGTCACCGTCACCGCCAATGCTGCCGTGTTCACCTCTGACATGGTGGGCCAGCGGCTGCGCTGGAAGGATGTCGAGCTTGCTGTCACCGGCTACACCAGCACCACTGTCCTGACAGCCACGGTGCAGGGCACGATCGTCGGGCGCTACGAACCGGATCCGTTCCGCACCAACCTGGGCTCAGGCGTGGTCGAGGTCACGCATGTTGCGCATGGCTTTGCTACCGGGGCCAGCATCACGATCAGCGGCGCGTCGGATGTTGGCGGGGTTACTTCTGCCCAGCTCAATGGCACCTTCACGATTACGGTGCTGGACGACAACCGCTATTCGATCAGCACGGCCGGCAGCGCCACGATTGGCGAGGATGGCGGCGGGCCTTCGGTCCAATATACCGGCTCGGCAATTGCCACGACCGACTGGACAGAGCCGGTGTTCTGCGAACGCAATGGCTGGCCGGGCGCGGTCTGCTTCCATGAGGGGCGGCTGTGGTTCGGCGGCACGACCGGCATTCCTGACGGGCTGTGGTCCTCGGTAATCTACCAGTATTTCAACTTCGATGTGGGCGAGGGGCTGGATAGCGACAGCATCCAGGTGACGGTGGGGGCGGAGGATATCTCCAACATTCGCCACCTTGTCAGCCACCGCGATCTGCTGATCTTCACGGCCCTGGGTGAGTTCTTTGCGCCGCCGCCCAACAACGGCACCCTGACGCCGGTGACGATGCGCATTCGCCGGCAGACGCCCTATGGTTGCTCGTCGGTCTGCCCGCTCCCCTTGGACGGAGCAACGCTCTATGTGCAGGGCAGTGGGACTGCGGTGCGCGAGTTCATGTATAACGAGGCGCGCGGCGGCTACGAGAGCACCAACCTCAACATCCTCTCCTCGCACATTGTCAGCCAGCCACAGGACATGGCGGTGTTGTTCGGCACTACCGATCGCTCTGAGCAGTATGCCTTGCTGGTCAACGAGACTGGCAAGGCGGCGGTGTTTCATTCGGCCCGCGCTGAGAACCTGGCTGGGTGGACGCCGTGGGATACGGCTGGCAGCTTCGATAGCGTCTGCGTGGTGGGCGAAACGATCTATTTCTCCGTGCTGCGCGGCGGAACCTACCGGCTTGAGGCTGTTTCGGCCGATCGCGGACAGGCGCTGGACGGGGCGACTATCTACACCGGGGCCGCAAGCGACAGCTGGACGGTGGGGGCGATCTATTTCGGCAAGACCGTGGCGGTCAATTCGGGCGGGCTGCACCTTGGCACCTTCACGGTTGGCGGTGCTGGCGAGCTAACCCTGCCGGTGTCCGTGACCGAGATCACGGTGGGTTATGACTACACCTTTGCGGTCGAGATCCTGCCGATTAATGTGCAGCTGGCAACCGGCCCAATGATGGGCATTCCCAAGCGGATCAACCGGGTGATCGTCGGGCTGCACTCGACGCTAGCCGTGTCCATTGATGGCAACCGCCTGATCCTGCGACAAGTGACCGATGATCTATCACTCGCACCTGATCCCGTCACTGGCACTTACGAGTTCTGGCTGCTGGGCTGGCAGAAAAACGCAGTCGTCACGATCACGCAGAGCGAACCGTTGGCCTGCACGATCATCGGCTTGCAGCTGGAGGTAATGGTCTGATGTGCATTTCAGCAACGGTTCTGGCAATTGCCAGCCTAGCTACAGCAGCAGCTGGCACGGTCGTTTCGATTTCGGCGGCAAGCGCCAATGCGCGGGCCCAGCAGGACATGCTGGACTTGCAGCGCAAGCAGATGCTCGAGCAGCGCCAGATGGAGGCGTTGCAGGCGCAGGAAGCCGCTGTGCAGCGGGCAGAAGATTACCGCCGCCAGCGCGCTGCCAACCTTGCGGCACTGGCTGCGTCGGGCGTTGGTGAGAACATGAGCTTCTTGCAGGGCATTGCGCCAGCTGAGGAGAAGGCGCTGCGCACAGACCTTGCCAATATCCGGCTTGGTTTCCTGGGCGGGCAGAACCGCATGGCTGACGAGATCCGGGTCAACCGGCTCAACCGTGACATTGTGGGCATGAACAAGACGGCTTCGATCGCGGGTTCACTGATCAACTTTGCCGGCAGCGCGGCGCAGATCGGCAACTTCTACCAGACCTACAACACACCGAAGGCCACGCCGCGCGGCACAGCCACGACTGGTGGCAATCCCGGTGACATTGTAGTGACGCGAGGCAACTGATGGCAATTGAACCTTTCCGCCAGCGCATTGGCATTCCGGATGGTGCCGGGATTACCCAGCAGGGTGTTGGTCGCATTGCCGATGTGGGCGATGCAATCACCGGCCTGGCCGGGACTGCCATGCAGGTCATGGAGCCGCGCCTCAAGCGCAAAGCAATCGAGCAAGGCACGGTTGATGCCGCGCGCACCGTGATCGGCAAGGACGAGAACGGCAACTATGTCATGCCCGATGCGCCAAAGGGCGGCGGCGATGCCTATGTTGCAGCCTTCGATGCGGCTAAGCGCGATCAATACAAAGACCTGATTGTCTATGATGCACAGGTAGAGTTCAACAAGATCTATTCGGACCCGGCCAACATCGGCCTGACGCCGGAAGATCGCCGCAATCTTGCTGAGAACTATGTCTCGGGTGTGCTTGGCGCGGTTGATCCGTTTGTCGAAGCCGAGGTGATGGAGGCGCTTAACCGGGAGGTTCTTCAGCGCGACCTGGCTTCCAGCAACGCATGGCTCCGGCAAGAAACGGAACTGATGGAGCGCGGCTTTGCTGCCAAGGTTGAGAAGTCCTCAAGCGATGCGTTTGAAGCCTATACTATCGGCAGTGCGGCTGAAGGCGACCGGCTCAAGGGTGAAGCCAAAGCAGCAATGGAGCGGCTTGTCCAGCTACGGATGCGCACGCCGGAAGAACTGGCGGCACTGGAGGGCAGCTTTACCAGCATTGCAGCTGGCGGTGCCTTTATGAAGGAAGTCCGCGGCGACATGGGCGAAGGCACCCTGTTTGCCGATGATCTGCAAAAGCTAATGCTGATGCTCAACGAGAACGACAATCCAGACTGGACCGTGATCGTTGGCGGCAAGGAGTATAATGGCGAGAAGCTGCGCGCCCTGATCCCTGACAGCAAGGTGCGAACCATGTTGGAACAGAAGATTGGCCAGCGTGAAAGCATGGCTCGAGCGGAGGAGGCCGAGGACGAGAAGAAGAATGAGGCGTTCGATATCTTTGCCTCTGTGCCGCTGGGCGGTAACTTTGCTTATGGCGTAAGCGGCGAGGAGAAGGCTGGCGCCTGGCAGGCGTGGGCCGCAATGGAAGGCGTGGATCTCATGTCGCCGGAAGGTGTGGTCCGGGCTTACCACCGTTCGCCTGACCTGCCTGACGAAATGTATAAGCAGGCATTCAGCAACATGAGTGCGCGCACCGGTGCCGAGCTTGAACGGATCCTGCCGCTCTACCAGACCATGCAGAACATGCTGGGCCGGGACGGGCAGAACGTCAACATTGCCGAGACGTTGCTCAAGCCCGAGGATAGCGCTTACCTTTATCACTTTTCGGCGGCTCGCCGGATGGGAGCAAGCCCGGCTGATGCTATTGCCCGCGCGCGCACCGCGACCAGCGCGGGGCTAGGCAAACCAAGTGATGAGCTGCGCGCCAAGCTGCGTGAGGTGGGCGGCTACAAGGACAACGCGATCCTGTTTGACCGGCTTGACGACGAGGTTGGTGTCCGCTGGGCTACGCTCAATCCGCAGGCGCAAGACGCGATCCAGCTGGACGTTGCGCAGCAGGTCGCAATGGGCGTCGATATTGATACGGCACGCAAGTCGGCCGGCACTCGGTTCAAGGCTGGTTGGACACAGAGCCGCTACACGCTCGACAGTGCGCTCACCAATGCCCGCAAGGGTGGCGATGCCTGGATTGAGAAGGACCGAATGGTCCCGACTGTGCGCGACTGGAAGAACCCGAACCAGCAGACGGATGCCTGGGTCGCTCCCTATGTTGGCGAGGCGATCAAGAATTGGGGTGGTCAGCAGTTGCCGGGGATGCCTGAGCAAAAGGACCTAATGCTTGGCAAGAACGTCTGGCTACAGCCGACCGGCCGCAAGAGTGGCGCTGGCGGCCAGCAGTATGCGATCATGTATTTCGATCCGGAGAAAGGCAACCCGCCGACCGTGTTCATGGACAAGCAGGGTATGCCGATCCAGCTTGAGTTTGGTCGGGCACAAGCCAAGCTGCAGCGCCAGGTCGATGCCCACTTCAAGAGCCGGGATGCCGCTAAGTGGCAACGTGATGAGCGCATCAAGAGCGCTGCGCCGCGCACTTACATGCCGGGAAGCGGGGGTGGGCTAGATCCATCTGTGGTGGGTGGATTACCTGCCAGTCTCAAAGCTGCTCGCGATGAAGCTGCTGCTGGCCCATTCAAGTTCAACGTCGATGTGCGCGACGTTGCACCGCCAGAGGCGCAGGGGCGCATACTGGGTGGCGCGGCCAACAACTGGCCGGGTGTCGCTCGGGCTATTGCTTCTGAGTTTGGGCTGCGGCCAGATCATGTGGCTACCGTCATTTCTTATGAAACGGGCGGCAAGTTTGATCCCGATGTGTGGGGCGGCAAGGACAACAATCATTTTGGCCTGATCCAGTTTGGCGGACCTGAGCGCGAGAAGCACTTAAAGCCCTTGCTCGGCGGCAAGCGTTATGAGGACGCCACTCCCCAGCAGTGGGCGCAGGCAATTGGCAGCTTCCTGCGCGAGCGCGGCTTCAAGCGCGGCATGAACATTCTTGATCTTTACTCGACGATCAATGCTGGATCGCCCGGTCGTTATGGGGCCAGTGACAACGGAGGCAAGGACACTGTGCGTAGCCATGTGCAACGGATGCTTCGTGACCACTTGCCTCAGGCCAAGCGGTGGCTGAGCCGTGGCTGAGGGTAAGCAAGACACGCCGCTCTACGTTGGCGACAATCTTCCTGTCGCGCCGCTCAACGCGCCCGACGATAGCTGGTCAACCTGGGGAAGCGCGCTGTGGGATGCGGTCACGCTGCAGCCGGTCTATCAGACTGCTGGGCGCACCTATGACATGCTGATGGCCGGCACTGATGGCGGCCGCTTCAACCCTTACGAGGGCGATTACCTCAAAGGCTACGAAGCCTACACCGACGAGTTTATCCATACCTATCACCGTGCCGAAGCCGATGCGATGAAGGCGCGGATCGACAAGAACAAGCAGCGCCGCGCCAACGTCGAGGCCAACCTGGGCTTTGGCGGCCTGATGCTGTCCGAGCTATTAAACCCGGTCAACGTGATCCCGCTGCCGGGTGTGATGGGCGCAGGCTTTGCCAAGGGCGTGCTTAAGGGTGGCGCCGGTTTTGGCGCAACGTTGACCGCCGAGGAGCTGCTGCGCCAACAGGTCGATCCTACGGCTACCGCCGAGGAAAGCTGGAACAATGTTCTTTATGGGACGCTCTTTGGCGGCGTGCTGTCGGGCGCGGTCGGGGCTTATGGCCGGGCCAATGCGCGCGACCTGGGCGAACGCTTTGCCGCTGAGCTCAAGGTCATGGAGCGCGGCCCGCTGGGCCAGACTGCCAGCGATGCCGAGCCAATCATTCAGTCAGGCACGGGCTTTGTCGCGCGTCCAAGTGGCGATGCGGCGGTGGGCGTTGCGCCTGCTTATGGGCTGGAAAACCAGACCAAGATAACCCTGTGGGGGCGGCTCAAGAACCTGGGCGTGCGCGCGGTCGAGGACTTTGCCGATGCTGTGGCCGGTGACTACGGCACGCTGTCGGCGCGTAACCGGCAGCAGCTGCCAACTGAAATGTCCGCTTATCTTGCTTCGCAGCTGTGGCGCGGGCAAGCGGCTGATTTCAGCGTCAAGCTCAACCAGATCTATTCGCGCTACCTGACAGGCGGCGATGGCGGGATGCAGGTCATGGGCCTGAACCTTGCCACGGCACCGCAGAAGATCGCCGAGTTCTTTGGCAAGGGGAGCCGCGCTGATGGCAAGTTGAATTACGAGGAGTTCAAGGACGCAATCTTCCGGGCGCACAAGTCAGACCGGATCGAGGCGGACAACCCGTTTGTCAAAGAGGGCGCAGACTTGGTGCGTGGCTTCTTTGATGAAGCAATGGAGAAGGGCGTGGCTTCCGGCGCCATTCGATCGGCTGAGGGCTTCAAGAAGCTGCTTTCTCGGCGTGCCGAGCGCGGTCGGCAGATGATCGCCCGGTTTGAGGAACTGTCTGCCAAAGGGCAAACCGTCAAGGCAGAACGGCGCGCTACGCGCCGCGCAGAACTTACCGCATCGGTTGCCGGGACGCGGGTGGTCGGACCTGACGACAAGCCGCTGGTGGTATTTCACGGCACAAGCGAAAACTTTGACAAGTTCAAGGGGCGGGGCCGCAAGGAAACCCCGCTTTCTAAGGCTGTGCGCCAGCTGATGCTGACGTTTGATTGGGGTGATACCGCGCTTAAGCAGAAGGCATCTGAGCGTGGTGCAGTCTGGTTTACCGCCAATTCAGAACTGGCTGATGATTATGCCAAAGCGGGCGGCGGCGATGGTGTTGTCCGCGAGGCGCATCTTAATCTTCAGCGCCCGCTGGAATACGATAATGCGACCAAGACAGTGACGCTGCCAAATGGGCAGCAGCTGGACTTTGCCGAGGTGTTTGGCACGTTCAACAACTGGTCGATTATCAACCCCCAACTGATCCCGTTGGCTCGGCAGCATGGCGCTGACGGGCTGATCCTGAGGAGCATTAGCGACCCTGCCACCAAGAACATGATTGGCGCGGCGTCGGACGTTTTTATTGTGTTTAATCCTGACAAGCAGATTGTCCTGCTCGACAATCTCTTGCCTGATGAAGCCGGGCTTAGCGTGAACGAAATTGCCGAGCTGGCGGAACTGACCCGCCAGCAGCAGCGCTTGCTTGACTGGATGGACAAGCGCCTCGACGACGAACTGCCGGCCGACGAGGGCTTGAAGGCCGTGCTCGACGAGATCGAGAAGAACGCCGCCGACCGCCGCGCGCAGATGGAGGCGACCCGCAACGACCTGCTTGCCAAGGGCGAGAAGCGCCGCGAGGACACCGAGCAATTGCTGGCCGATGTGCAGGCGACGATTGCCGCGCGCATCGACAAGGACGAGAAGCTGCTGGCCTACTTCAACCAGAAGGAGGAACAGATTGGGCTGACCGATGGTGAGCGCGCTTATCGCGACGACATTGCCGAGCGCATCTGGTCGAACGATGGCGGTGGTTCGCCGGCTCAGCAGATGTTGCAACAGCGACTGCGCGAGGCGCTGGCCGGGGTTGACGCGCGGGCACAGGAAGCAATGGCCCAGCTCGACGGGTTCGACTTCAGCTATAACCCTGACGCCAAGATCGGCGCGACCGTCTATCATGGGACGCGCGAGGATCTCACCACCTTTGTTGATGCCGATGGCAACCTTGTGCTGCGACCGAGCGAGAACTTCGGGGGCAAGCAGCAGGGCGTGTCGTTTGCTGCTGAGCGCAACCTGGCCGCCGATTATGCCACGCGCGGGGGACCAGCAAACCCGGATGCAAGTCAAGCTGCTCTCAACCAAATGGATCCGATTGATGAAGCGGTCCTCAAGCATAGCAAACGCTTGCGTCCGGCGGATTTGTTTGATCCTACCAAGGTGCGCCAAGATAATCTGTTTGCCGCAGTTATCGATCCCAAGGGGCGCATTTGGGAGTTGAACTTTGACGAAGGCCGCGGTGATCACGCCGGGTTTGCTGGCGCATTGGCCGAGGCTTATACTCGGGCTGGGCAGGAGGCTGGCGCCGATGCCGCTGCCGGCCTCGACAAATATGTGCTGCTTCGCAATTACTCGGACCAGTATGCAATCGACATTAGCCAGCACGCAACGCAGCGGCAGCGCGATGTGCTGGCTGCAATTGACCAGCTGGCAAAGCGGAATGGCGCGCAGCTTGATGTAAACGATTTCATCGCGCGTCCACTTGATCCTACCCAGGCTAGCGCATCGTCGGCTCGCGATGTGCGCGGCGCGGTCGTGTTCGAGATTGACACCGCGGCGCTGCCCAAACTCGATCCTGAGACAATGGGCGAGGCGTTTGCCAAGACCGATGGCGATGTTGTGATCCCGGCGGGGCGCTGGAAAGCGACCGATGCCATCACCGGCAAAGCAATCGACCTTGATGCCAAGGCGGATGGCACCAGCTTCCTGACCGGCAAGCAGCGCGATTACCTTGACCGGCTCGAGCAGCGCCTGGCCGGGGCGATTGACCGCTACGAAGGCCCGAAGAACGAGGCCAACTATATCAGCCGCGTCTGGGACATTGAC